CAAGAAGCATTATCTCAGAGATCGAACGCCTCAAGCAAACGGACGAGAATTACTGGAACATCTATGGTCTTGGGGAGCGTGGTCAAAGTAGGTCTGTCATCTTCAACCATCAAGAAGTAGAGCAGATACCGGAGGGTGCATCGCTTGTTGCAGCAGGGATGGACTTCGGGTTTACCAACGATCCCACTACGTTAGTCGTTGTTTACCGCAAGGACATAGACTTATACTTCCAAGAGCTTGTGTATGAGACAGGCTTAACAAACCGTGATATTCATACGAAGCTGCAGTCGCTTGGCTTCGACAAGCGAACCGAGATCTTCGCTGACTCGGCAGAGCCGAAGTCAATCAAGGAGCTTCAGTTGTTTGGATGGAACATTAAACCAACAGCCAAGGGCAAGGACTCCGTAATGGCTGGTATTGATATGCTGAAGCGTTATCGATTGAATGTTACCAAGCAAAGCATTAACTTAATTAAGGAGTTACGCAACTACAAGTTTATAGAGGATCATAACGGCAAAGTGCTTAACAAGCCTATTGATGCTTTCAACCACGCTATTGATGCAGCAAGATATGCTACATACAACCGCCTGAGTAGACCGAACTACGGAAGGTACGCAGTAAGATAAAAACGTTATTTAGATATGGAAATTGACATCAAGATTCCGGAAGGAATGCAGGACATTACACTTGAGCAGTACCAACGCTTTGCATTATTGCAGAGCGATGATGAGTTGTTCTTGTCGCAGAAGTGCGTTGAGATCTTTTGCAATGTGCCTTTGATACTTGTAGATAAGATGGCTTATAACGACGTTAAGAAGATCTCTATGAGGATATTTTCCTATTTGCAAACCAAGCCCCAGCTCATAATGAAAAAGAGCCTAGGAAAGCATATATTCGGTTTTGTACCAAACCTTGAGCAGATCAGTCTTGGAGAGTTTACGGACATAGACAGCAACATAACGGATTGGAAGAATATGCATCGAGTGATGGCGGTACTCTACCGCCCAATCGTAAACCAAGTAGGAGAATACTACGAAATAGAGGAGTACGATGGAACGGATAAGTATGCCGAGCAAATGAAGCGGATGCCCCTTAATGTAGTGATGAGTGCGCTGGTTTTTTTTTATCATTTAGGGATCGACTTGTCGATAGCTATGACTCGATATTTGGAGGTGGAGAGCAAGGAGATCTCACCTCAGAAGCAAACTTCGCAAGAAAATGGGGATGGTATGGAAGCTTTTACACCCTTGCTAAAGGGAGCGTTACACAATTTGAAAATGTTAGTAGACTCCCCATCCATAGTGCGCTTACATACTTAATGTATGAGAAAGAAAAGAACGATTTAGAAAGAAAAATACTTAAACTATGAGAGGGTATTACGACCTACTTGAAAAGCTTCGGGTGTCGCTGGAAGCGAACCCCAGCATCAACACCGTAACCGAGGGAGATCTGATTGACGTTGACTTGGCTAAGCAAACTATCTTTCCTTTGTCGCACATAATTGTGCAGAACGCTCAGTTCGAGCCGCAGACAATTACGTTCAACCTGAACATATTGTTTATGGACTTGGTTGATTTTAACAAGGATGATCCTAAAGCAGACATTCCGTTCCGTGGTAACGACAACGAACAGGATGTGCTGAATACTATGTTGGCCGCAGCCAACAAGCTATGGAGCGATCTATCAAGAGGGGACTTGTATGTAGACAAGTATCAGATCTCAGGCACTCCAACCTGTGAGCCGTTCGTTGAACGGTTCGATAACCAAGTTGCAGGTTGGGATATGGGTGTTTCTATAACCATAGCAAACAACGACACAAGCATCTGCTAATGGGAGCTTTTAATCCGGAATATCTAAAGACATCGTTCACACGCTTTGCAGAACAGGTAGTGGTCAAGGCCAAGGCCAACTTGCTTTCAAGCAAAAAAAGCACCTCTGGGGAGCTTTTAAAAAGCATTGACTATTCATTTAAGGAAAGCCAAAGCGGAGATTCTTTTTCTCTATCTTTTTTGATGGAGGAGTATGGCGAATTTATCGACAAAGGGGTTAGCGGTATAAAGAAAAAATACAACACACCATACAGCTATAAGGACAAGATGCCGCCACGTGGCCCACTCGACAAGTGGGCAGTACGAAAGGGCTTACGAAACATTCGTGATGCCAAGGGTAGGTTCGTTTCTCGCAAGAGCTTGGTGTACCTAATTCAAAGAAGTATATACCACAAAGGCATCAAACCTAGTTACTTCTTTACAAAGGCTTTCAAGCTTGAGTTCCGCAGACTTCCAAGTGATATCAGCAAAGCGTTCCAGCTTGACCTAAACAACTTTATGAAATTCACACTAAAAAACATATTTGAGTAATGCCTATTGTATCACCACAAAGCTTAGTAGGAGCAAGAAGCCCTATATACATTACGGCTAACTATTCTGCTCTTGCAACATCTATTGTTGACATAACATTTGAGGTATATGTTTGGACAGGATCACGCAGTAGCCGTCCAGCAGATCCGGTATATACTTTGTTCCGTGATGTTTTTGCAGGAACTGACGTATCGTTCGACATAGCACCTATGGTGCGTGAGTCGCTGTCTAACAATTATAGTGGCTTTACGGCCACAGGGGTTTCTTATGTACCTGATGGTAGCGTGGCTTGGGTGCAGATAGACTACAATGTTAGCTACTACAATAAATCCGATCCTCCGACAATCTCTAACGATGCAGGAAGCACAGATATCTTTGAAGCATCTAATGGCTATCACATATTTATTGAGGCAGCTAACAAAGAGGTGAACAAAGGATATGCAAGTGTCAATGCAGTTAAGTATATCAAGGACTCCGGTAACGAAGTATTGCCTATATATCTCGGTAAGTGGGGTGAGGGCTATGACATATATTGGGCATACAAAGATAGGGTGATTGCTGATGGCGGTATTGTTGAAGGCGGTAGTGCTTGTGCTAATATCGGGCTATACCAAGTAGAGGTGTTAAGTGACTCACAATACAATGTTGCTATACCTATTACTGAAGCGCAGTTACAAGGTCTCCAAGCAGAGGAGAGAGTGATGTTGCTACCTTGTGGAGTTACCAACCTTACTGCTTGGTTGGATAGCGTTGGTGAGCCATTGAACTACACAAACTATTACGACATCCGCTTAAAGGATAAGGACGGCACGGTTCTGGACACCCGTAGGTTTTACCCAACTTGTGAGAGCAAGTATTCACCAAGCGTTATGCAGTTCGTAAACAAGAACGGAGTATGGGAGAGCATCACCTTTTTCAAGAAAAGCGAGTCTACAATCAACACCACTACCAGCGAGTTTAGGAGAAGCCTAGGAGGTAGCAGCTCCGCAGGGTTCTCGTATGATACTACTGCACATAAGTATCAGCGCATTAACACGAATGGTAGAAAGCAGTTCACCCTAAATACAGGTTGGGTAGGTGAGGACTACGATGCTATTATGGAGCAGATGTTGATGAGTGAGCGTGTGATGTTGGACGGCTTACCGGTCAACGTAACTACCACCTCACTAACCTTGCAAAAGGTTGTCAACGAAAAGACTATAAACTATACCATTGAAGTAGAAGAAGCATTCGACACACGCTATGTATAGAGTAGACCTTTATATAAACGGCCAAAAGGCCGATCTTTTTCAGGACGAAAGCATCGAGATGAACCTTAGCGTACAGAATGTCAATGACATCTCAAAGGTCTTTGGTGATTACTCGCAAAGCTTTAGCATCCCTGCCTCGGTAGCCAACAACGCCATATTCAAGCACTATTACAACGTAGACATATCGGGCAGCTTCGATGCCCTTGTGCGTACAAATGCCTTTATAGAGATCAACAACAACCTTTACAAAAGCGGTACACTAGAGCTTGAGACGGTGCAAATGAGGGGAGGCGAACCCTATGCCTATCAAGTAGGTTTTTATAGCAAGGTAACGTCCCTAAAGGACAGCTTCGGTGAAGATCAGCTCAATGACCTTGACCTATCAGCATTAGACCACACCTACAACGATACGAACATTCAAGCGGGATTAGACGGTTTTGTAAGTGGTACGGATAGCAGCATTATCTATCCCCTTATATCTCCAGTAAGGAATTGGTTCTACGACTCTACGAGTAGTGATGATAACCCAGACAACATATGGTATCACAACGGACACCCCGAACACGGAGTATTCTACTACGACTTGAAACCTGCGGTTAAGCTAAAGAAGATTGTAGATGCGATAGAGACGAAGTACGGAATAGAGTTTCAAAGTAACTTCTTTGACTCTGCTGACTTTGGTAAGCTATTTATGTGGT